GAATCTTATATGCGTTCTCTATTAAAGAAAGAAAGAGTAGAGATTATTGAGGCGACACCTAAGGCATTACAGCAAATGAGCTTTGATGTTAAGATTGATTTTGAGCAGGAACAAAGCCCTGAGAATGAGAGATTAATTTTCTTGGACTTCCTTCATAACTTAATGGGTATGTTTGGGCAAACAGGATTATTGTCTCCCAAGAAAATGCTTTATCGAACATTAGAAAAGTTTGGAGAATCCATTTCTGATTATGTAGATGATAAATTCATTTCTGATTATGAAAAAGAGAGATTTGGAATTACTACTGAGAAACCTGTAGCAGAAGGGACTATGACTCCTTCCCTTTCTCCAGCAGACCAAGGACCTGAGGGAGCCAAAGCTGCTACTCCATTATCCAATTTCAACCAAACCGTAAGGGGAAGAATGATGGGAGCAGCAGGACCTGGTCAGAGAATGCAAAATGAAGGAATTACAAAAGGTAATATATTAAAAAACTTTTAACAATAAATTAAAAAAATGAGTTTCTTACTTAAATTTTTTTCTAAAGAAAGTCTCTTTAAGGAGATTCTACGAAGAGAGGGATTTGGTTCTCCTGAAAGGGAATTAGAAAATGCCACAGTGTGGCAGGAGGTCTTCCATAAGATCCCCTTAATGAAGGATTATTTAAGAAAAAGGGAGATAGCATTATTACAATCTTCTGCTCTCTTAGATAAACCTTCTATGTTTGTATTGGGTCAGATATTTGAGAATAGAATATGGCAACGTTTTGATGCTTCTCCTTTAGGAGGAGTGTCTAAGGTCGAAACGTCGCCCCCAAAAAATGAAGTGCTTCCTAAAAAGGATTTCATTAATAAATGGAATAAGAAATAAAATTATGCCATTAAGAGAAGGTCGTTCTAAAAAGACTATTAGCAGGAACATAAAAGAGATGATGAAGACAAAACCGTCTGCTGCCAGAGAGAAGGCTATAAGAACATATATGCGTAGGCATAATTGTTCTTATGAGGAAGCAAAGCGGATATTGGCTTCTGCAGCTGCCTATAGTAAAGCTAGAAAATCTAAAAAGAAAAAAAGGAAAAAATAATTATTTGATATTTGAAAATAAGTATGCTATACTAAACTAACTCAAAGGTGTCCTCGACCATAACGGAGGTAAAATTAATCAAAAAAATAACATGCCAGATACAACTGATGAAACCAAACAGCAACAAGAAATTGATGCTGAGTTGGAAAAAAAGATTGCCACGCTGGAGGCAACCAAAGAAGAAATCCAGCAAAAGCAAACGACTCTTGAGCAAACTAAAGCCGAGGTTACGGATTATGAAGAGAGGAAGGCGGCTTTAGATAAAGAAGTTGAGCGAGTCAAAAATGATATTGCTCAAGCTAAAGAAGAGAGGCGTAAAGCTGAAGCGAAAGATAATTCCTTCCAAGAGAAGCTTCGAAATGAAAATTTTGAGGCGGCTAAAGAAAAGTTCTTTAGCAAATACGAATATAAGCCTGAAGATCGATCTAAGTTCTTAGAGGCTTTTAAATCTTTTGATTCTCAAGCGATAACATCAGATCTTATTTATGAAGATTTGGTGAAAGCTCATGTAGCTAGTAATGCTAAGAAGTATATTAGTCTTGAAGAAGAGGTAAAAACCCTCAAGAAAAATTCAGGATTACTTAAAGAGAACTTGTCTTCTTCTGGTTTTCCATCAGATACAAGTCCTTCTGCGGGTGAAATTGAATTAACTGAAGATGAAATACGAGCGGCTAAATGGGCTCATCTTCCAATTGAGAGATATAAAGAATTAAAAAGCAAGGGCAAGATTGATTAAGGGTGGTCGAAAATTAAGCTAGTGACAAAATTGAAATGATTAAATTAAGACAAGACGTTTATCAAGCCCAAACACGTCATGCATTAATCGATAATAGTCTAACTGTAAAGGTAGGTGATGTTATTGCTCCTACTGCCGATGGTGATACCGTAAGCAACTCTACTGCTTTAACAGCAGGAGATAAGTATGTTCTTGGTGTAGTGGTTGGTTTCTGTAAAACAAATGGTGAGGTTATTAGTCAGGGTCAAAATCCTTCTAATACTCCTAACTATTTAACTACAGCAGCTGATAATACTACCGTTGATAAGTATCATGCTGTATATGTTCCTATAACTTCCGAGATGGAGTTTAGGGTCACTTTAAGTGATACTGCTGGAACAACTACTCATTCTGATCAAGCTTTTGTTTGGTTCAGTCTTTCTGACTGCCGAACTATAGATGAAACCAGTGTGTTGGTTGCTAATGATGGTAGTGCCCCCTTACAGCTATTCTCTTTTGGATTAGATCCTGAGGATACCGATAACAAGACTGTTATTTGTCGCTTTGCGAAATCAGTAATGACAAGACCGTAAAATAATAATTAAACGAAATGATTACTACTAGAACTATCGACTTACTCTTACGAGGCGTCCGTGCTGAATTCGCTAACACGATAGACCAAGCTGGAAAGCAGATTGCTGCTTATAATTCTGATGTCTATCTTGATGCGGCAAACAAGACTGGTGCTTTGTTTGGGGAAGTAAATGCTCAAGGCTTACAAAGAACAGAGTCCATAGGGATAACTGGTGTTCAAGAACTTCAACCTACTGAGGAAGCCCAAGAGTTTATTGGTACTGATTATGTTCCTTCTTATATAACTACTGTTGAGCCATTTAAATTCACTCGTAGAATTAAAGTGACCCGAGAGTCTGTTGAAAGGAGAGACACTAAGTACCAAAAAGCTTTAGAGGAAGCTTCTAAATTGCAGGTTGCAGCTCAGAATACTCAAGCACGTCATCGCTTTGACCGATTCAATAAGGCTTTTTCTGTAGTTACAGCAAAGCATTTGTTCGATTATGGTGATGGAGTTGCTCTTTGTTCTGCTTCTCACCCAAGAAAGATTGGTGCTGTACAAACTAACGTTGTAACCGCTTCTGATATTTCTCCTACTTCAATTGAATCAATGGCTTTGGTTCTTCAGAACCAGCTAGACGACATTGGGGAACCAATGCCTATGGGTGGTGGACACAAGTATATTGTAGTTCCTCCTGCCAAGGTTCGAAGAGCAAAAGAAGTTATTGAGTCAGAATGGGTAGTGGATAATGCGAATAACAATGTTAACGTTTGGAAGGGACAGGGTTGGTCAATTGTGACCTCTCCGTTCTTGAATTCTACTAATGGTGGTTCTGATACTGCTTGGTGGATTGTTGACGCTAATTTTTCTCCTTTAAGAGATGTAATGTTCCGACCTGTTACTAATGAAACATGGTTTGACGAGAATACTAAAGTTTTCGTACACGATATTTCATTTGAACATAAAGTTGGTGCTTACGATTGGAGAGGAATTGTGGGTAACGAAGGAGCCTAGAGTTTAAAATCCTAACAAAATAGGCGTTTCTGGCAGGTTCGAAGGGACCTAAGTCGCAAGACCGTAAGCCTAAACCTGCCCCAATGATAATCTATAACATTATTCTCCATCTTATGGATTTTAGGCAATGAGAATTAATCTAGACAAAAAACACTTCACCCGAGCAGAACGGAAGTTTGGGCGAATGTTACAAGAGTTACATATTCCGTTCAAAACGAAGGTTATAATTCGTGGTCGAGAAGTTGATTTCTTGATTGGGAAATATGCGATTGATATTGATTGTCATAAACAAAATACTGCGAAAAATCAGATATTAGTTGAGGCAGGATATATTCCAATTCATTATTCTAATCAGGAAGTCAACAATAAATTAATTAACAAATTAAAAAACTATTATGCTTACTAATTTTCCTAACGGGATAACTAGTTTCGGAATTCCTACAGCGGGAATGGGTGGAATACCTGTTACTTCTGGAACTTACTACTTTGTAAATTCTGATACAGGTTCAGATGATTATGATGGATTATCTTTAGATACTCCATTGAAAACCGTTGCTGCTGCTTATGCAAAAATGACTTCTGATAAATATGATGTCATGGTTTGTGTAGGAAAAGCTTCTCATACTATTTCTTCTATGTTAACCATTAGCAAGAATAGGTGTATTTTTGTTGGAGTTGATGGTGCCAATAGGAGATATGGACAGAGAACCAAGTGGAGTATGGGAGTTACTACTGATACATCTGATGTTTTCATGGTGAAGAATACTGGTGTAGGTAATGTTTTTATGAACATTAAGTTCACCAATAGCAATACCTTAACCCAGAATAAGGCTGCAGTAGGAGAAGGCGGAGAATATACTGTTTACCAAAACTGTGAATTCTACGATGCAACCAAGTTAACTTCTGATACTCATGCTGAATTGGTCTGTAATGGTGATTCTGCTCAGTTCTATGGTTGTACATTTGGTTCATTAGCAAATGCAGTATCAGGTGATAAGGTTAGACCAGCAGTACTTTTGACTAAAGCGACTGTTGCAAGTGGTAAAGTATCACGTGATGTTTTGTTCGATAATTGTAAGTTCTGGAAAAAGGCTGGTGGTACTACTACTGCCATGGTCAAAGGAGGTGCTACAGACGTTGAAAGAGTAATGGAATTCCATGATTGTCAATTTATTGCCAATGTATTGGGTTCTACTCCTGCTGTTGCTATTGATGTTGCGACATTAACTGTTGGAGAAATTCTTTTGACTGGTGATACCTGTGCTACAGAATGTACAAAGATTGCTACGGCTACTGGAGTTATAAACTGTACTCCAGCTAGAGTTGCTACAGATACGATTGGTATTCAAGCTACATAATTCTTCTTGCAAAGAATAGTTCTTTTGCCGTTTCTCTATAAAAGCAAACGGCTCTCAAAAAACTAAACCTAATCTAATATGATATACAAACTAAAAAACATTTCAGATAAGGATTTTTCTTTCGAGGGAGTTAAGATCCCTGCTGGGGAAGTTTCCTCTGATTTATCCCCTGAAGTGTATCAAAGATTATTGGCTATGTACTGGAATACTGTACTAATGCCAGTCGAAGATGCCTCTTATATGATGGAAGAAATTGAGCAGGAAAAGAAAGATAAGAAAAGCCATCATAAAAGTAAGGACACACCTGAACATAAACCTCCTTTTATCTGTGATATTTGTGGAAAGGAATTCCAAAATTACAGAGCTCTTCAGACTCATAAAAGATTTGCCCATAAAGATATTAAGAAAGAAGAGGTAAAGGAAGAAATAAAAGAGGAAGTAAAAGAAGAAATTAAGAAAGAGGTCGAGAAAACATAATTAATTAATTATCAATATGCAAGTTATTTCATATCCATCTTCTGTTGAGTTAGGCACTACTTATACGGTAACCCCTGTTCCTACAGCAGCAGAAACTGATGCTATAATTATTAAGCCAAGATCTTCTGATTCTACATCAGTTGCTGATATTGGAGGTAATACCCAAGGAACCCTTTATATTGATTTTACAAAGGGTAGTTTAACATCGTTAACCATTAAGACCTATGGTTCTCTTAAGAATGATCCTGGTGCTGGTGATTGGTATATAGAGACTATTGAGAAAGATGATGATACTACTCTAGGTAAAATTACCTTAGGAGAACAATATATTACATTGACTGCAACTGGAAAGTTGGCATGGCATTTTCCTATAGGTGCTTTTAGGTCTTATAAGATTACCATTCAGGGAGTAGGTACTGCTACCAATTCTGCTTTGACTTTAGATTGTTCCTTAAAAGTTAACTAAGTTAACTAATATGATGCTTAATAAAGGTGCTACAACTAGACAATATCATGTTAGAAGTGCTAAGAGGACTAATAAAATAATTAAGACAGCATGGTCAGCAAAGAAACCAAAGAAATCAAAGAGAACAAAGAAAAAGTAAAGAGCCAATCCAAAGCTCATGCTTTGGAATTAGATGTAAGGGCTTTGAGCATAGATCTTGCTGAGATTGTTGCAAGAATTCAGAATAAGTCTAAGGAGTTAAAGAAAATTGAGGATAATATTAAGAAGGCTCAAGACGAGTTTGAGAAACAAAAAAAATTTTATTATCCTGTCATTACAAAATGGAAGGAACAAATAGAGAAAGCAAAGAAAGAAAAGATTGTTTTGGATAAAAATAATATAATTCAAGAAAAGAGATATAATGAACAGCAGAAAGGATATAATCAAATTTTAGAGCAAAAAAGGATTAGTATGGCTAAATTAGAAAACAGAAAATCTGAGTTAGTTGCGGAAATTGAATTGTTGAAGAAAGAAATTAAGTTATTAGAAAAAAGGTTAGATATGTTAGATAAGAAATACCAGACAGAAACTAAAAAATACGAAAATAGTTTTAATAAACTGTCTGATGGATTAAGTGACTTAATTAAAACTAAGAAAGAATTAGGAGTAGAGATAGAGCAGTTAGATAAAAGAAAGAAAGAATATAAAGAAAAATGGAAAGAGATAGAAGTAGCTCAAAAATATATTAATAAAGAGAAAGAAAGAATTTCAAAAAGAGAAAAGTTGGTCGAAAAACTTTATCATTTATTAGAACAAAAATAGTATGGCTTTTAGAAATAGAACAGTTACAACAGGAGGGTCAGTTTCAAGTAAGTTAGTAATGGGAGAGGTTCCTACTGGTGCTATTAATGGTATCAACAAAACCTTTACTGTGGCTAATGCTGTCTTTGGTAATGCCATAGACGTATTTCTTAATGGTCTTTTGCAAAAGAGAACAGATGATTATACCTTTACTTCCCCTGCAACGATTACTTTTACAGATGCTCCCGTAACTGACAGTAACTTATTAGTAGATTATATAAAAGCGTAGTAATAGTCGAATTACTACTTAAAAAAAATAATAATAATTAACATGACACAAGCTGAACGAAAAACTCTTTTGAAGAAATTAGAAAAACTTCAAAAAGAATACAGGGTCAGACTTACAGTTGTCATTAATCCTGCGAACAAATTCGCTAATATATTCAAGAAATGGATTAAACTCAACTGGAAGATTGCATTTATTGATACAAAATAATTTATGAGCACAAAAGTTTCGGTTTCACAAGGAGGTACATTCTTAACTACTGTTCCAGCAGGTTCTGTTGTAGTAGCACAATCTACAGATGTTTTAAGTGTTGTAACTTCTACTTCTGGAATTAAAGTATTGACTAATACTGATGGGGTTATTAGCTGGGAAACATCTTCTAGTTATGCTCCTGCAGACGCCCACTATCTTACCAATCAATCTGAAGCAGGGTTAAGCAATGAAGTAAATCTGGGTGCCCTTTCTACTGGTTTATTAAAAATTACAGTTGCCGCTGGTGAAGCAACTCTTTCTGTTATTACAGATAATTCCACTATTTGGGACTTATCCAATGAAATTATCAATTATGCCGATAGTCCTATGGTAGTTTCAGGTGGTGAAATTTCAGAAGGAACGACTGGAACTTTTACAGTTGCTGCTGGGACTGGTTTATTTAGAACTACTGATAGCGTTACAGGAGCATTAGCAAAAGCGTCTTGGAGTGAATTTGCTAACCAATCTATTGATGCGGCAGATACTACATATTTTGTGTATTTAAGTTACAATGGAGGAACACCGACATTAGACCTTTCAGAAACAAATCCTTATATCACTGATAAAAGAAATATACCTATTGGAAGAGTAATGAAAGATAGTAGTGATAATGTTCATTTTATTTCTGGTGGATTTAATTTTCAAGACGGAGTTAAAAAACTTCATCAAAGAGCAATGGC